ACAAGAGAAACTATCTGGTGGCAGTACTACGGTGAAACTACTAGACAAAGAAGATTATTAGATGCTCAGGTGATTTATATCTCTTATTCTAAAGCTAATTCAGTTTCAAGAATATCTTATACTGAAAGATTAATTAGATCTTTCAATTTACTTAAGATTATGGAACATTCAAGGATTATCTGGAACGTAATGAATGCACAGTACAGAATTAAAATGACAGTTCCTATTGGAAGTAAAGCTCCGCAAAAAGCCAAAGAGACTTTGGGAGAACTTATGTCAGTTTACAAAGAAGATATTAAACTCGATACCACATCAGGTGAATTATCTATAAATGGAAGACCCGATTTACAATTTTATAAAAATTATCTTTTTCCACAAAGTGGGGGTGAATCAGTAAAAGTGGAAACAATTAACGGACAAGGGCCAAATCTGAACGTAATGGATTCTGTGGTTTATTTCTATAATAAATTAAGACAGGATTCAAAAATTCCGTACAATAGATTCTCTTCTAGATTCGGTGTTAGTAGTAGCAATACATTTAAATCTGGTGCAGACGGTGCAGAAAGGGATGAAGTTAGATTTTCTAAATTTATAACAAGACTAAGATCTATCTTTCAGGAGATTATGGTTAAACCATTATGGATCCAAATGTGTTTAGAATTTCCACATCTTAAAGACGATGCAGAATTTAGAAGTCAAATAGGTGTTAAGTTTGAAAGCGATAACATGTTTGGTGAATCTAGAGAGATCGAACAACTAATTAAAAAAGTAGATTTTGTAACTGCTTTAGGTGAAGTAAAAGAAACAATAAACGAAGAAGAGGTTCAATATTTCAATCAGGATTATTTAATAGAAAGATGGTTAGATTTATCTAATGATGATATTAAAATGAACAAATTTTATGTTAAAAAAGCAGAGGAGGAAGTAAAAGCAGGAGCAACTGGAGCAGCAGAAGGAGCAACTGGAGCAGAAGAAGGAGCAACTGGAGCAGAAGGTGAAACTGGAGCAGCCGAAGAAGAAGTAACTCTTTAAGAAACTTAGTATTTTATAACAAGTATAATAATAGAAATCATTTTTATTATTTAGTAGGTATTTCTACATTTGCTTAAAATATATCGGATGCAAAAAGAACTTAAAATTTTATTAGAAATTGAATGTTTGTCAGGAAACGGTTCACAAAAGATCAAGCAGGATTTAATTAAAAATAACTATTCGAAAGAATTAGAATACCTTCTTAAGGTTGCATTAGACCCATTTTTAACTACTAAATTACATAAACTAGAAGTTTTAGAAGAAAGTCCATACCTAGTTTCTGCTGACCAAGACATATTTGAAAGATTTAAGGATCTAACAGAAAGACTTTTTATAGCACCTGCAGCAAATGATAAGTTTAGAGAAGAAGCTTTTGAATTAGTTAATTGTTTTCCTCTTTCTGTAGATGAAAGAAAAGTATTATGTAAAGTTCTGACTAAAAGACTTAATATTGGTATAGGCGCTAAGCTCATTAATAAATCTTTTGGTAAAGAAATTATACCAGACCCAAGTCTAATGTTAGCTCAAGATGATGAAGACGAAATAAAAAAATGGAGTCATATTATTTGCGAAGAAAAATACGACGGCGTAAGGGTGATAGCTTTTGTTTCTGGTAATGAGGTTAAATTCTACACTAGGGCATTTAATGAAATCCCAAATCAGTATTTAGAAAAAATTGGAAATGAATGTTTGGTTTTAATTAAAAATTCAGGATTACAAGGAGATTGGTTTTTTGATGGCGAGCTAACAGATCTGAATAGAAAAAGCGTATCAGGCAAAGTCACACAAATGTTAAGAGGTAAACCTATGAATTCTATAGGCGATGATTTAATCTATAATGTATTTGATTTAGAATATGCAGATACTCTTAAGACCGGAAAAGGTATCATTCCTTTTAGTATCAGAAGGTCTACGTTAGAGGGGGTTTTTAGTACATATAAGACCACTTCACTAACACTTGCAGATTCTTTCTTGACTACAGAAAAAGAAGACATATACGCTTACTATAAGAAGATCGTAGATAATGGAGGTGAGGGAGTTATTCTTAAAAATCCAGAACATGTATACGAGTGTAAAAGATCTAAAAACTGGATTAAATTAAAAGAAGTAAATGAATGTGATTTAGTAATCACAGGCTGGTACCCAGGAGAAGGCAAGAGAGAAGGATTTATTGGGGGATTCTTTTGTAAAGATTTGTCAGGAACACTTAAAGTAAAAGTTGGATCAGGATTTACAGATCAGGATCTACAAGAATTAAGCAAAGACCCAGATTCACATATAAACAAAGTGTGCTCAGTTTTGTATAATGTTATAATTAATGACAAGAACAACAACTGGTCATTATTTTTACCTAGATTTGTGGAGCTAAGACATGATAAGGACCAAGCAGACGATTTAAAAGAAAAATGTAAATAATCTAAATTTTAATATATGGAGGAGGTTAAAGTAGCAAAATTTTTAAAGAGTGTATGTGAGATTCACAAGGAGACTGATTTTTATATTTATAAAGGAAAGGCACATAAGTGTGTTGTGTGTACTAAGAAAAAATCTAAAGAATGGAGATTAAAAAATCCTAGGTACGTAAAACAATATTCTATTAAATATAGTGAAGAAAATCAGGAGAGAATAAAAAACCTAAACAACAGACACAAAGAAATAAGTAGAAGAAAGACATTAGAAGATCGTGATAATTTTTACAAAAAATTTGGAGACTATATAGAAGAGATAGCATCTAAAATTTCCTTAAAAAAAATACCAGGTGATACACAATTTAGAAGAGCTAATAATCCTACTAATGATAAAATACTCGAAGTTCTTATAAAATGTAAAAGAACACAATTAACCAGCTACGAGAGATATAGAGCTTCTTCGATGGTTAAATGGAATCATCTTAAGTCTCTTAATATGGCATCTGCAACAGAAGAGCAGAAATCTATTATAAGAGCTGAGTATAAACAAATAGCTCAGAAAGTTGTTGATGCTGAGATGGAAAGAATACTAAAAAATATTAAATGATACAAGAATTATTAACTGAAAAACTAAGGCCTAAAGAATTAAAACACATGATCCTTCCAGAAAGGATTAAGGGATCATTCGAAAACGGACTTCAACAAAATGTTTTATTAGCAGGATCACCTGGATCTGGTAAAACTAGTATGGCTAAAATTCTGATAAAGAATCATCCCTACATTTTTATAAATGTATCTGATGAAAGTTCAGTAGAAACAATAAGAACTAAGGTACATGATTTCTGTTCCACTGTTTCTATCCTTGACGGAGAGAATAGAATAAAGATAGTGGTACTAGATGAGTTTGATGGTGCATCAGATCAGTTCTATAAAGCTTTAAGAGGTACAATTGAGAAATATGCTAAGACAACAAGATTTGTTGCTACATGTAACTATATAAGTAAAATACCGGATGCTATAAAATCAAGATTTGAGGTATACGATTTTGATCCAGCATCTAAGGAGGAAGAGGCTGAAATACAGACACAATGGCAAGAAAGAATTTCTAAAATCCTTTCAGCTATGGAAATAGCTCATAATTCAAGAACATTGGAGTTATTTACTAAAAAATATTTTCCAGATATGAGATCTGCACTGAATACAATTCAAAGATGGAATATTGATGGAGTGACAGATCTTACAGAACAAAAAATCAATGAGGCTTTATTTGATCACGAAGATCTTTTTAATCTTATAATGAGTTCGCAAGATTCTTTGAAAAACTACCAATACATCATTGGGCATTATTCAGGAAAGGTTGATGAGGCTATGTCTTCTTTAGATTCTGAATTTATAAATTGGTTGGCTGAGAAGCATCCTGGTAAATTAAGTCTTATTCCTAATATAATAATTCTTAGTGCTAAATATCAAGCAGAAAGAAGTCAAGTTATAGATCCTATTACAAGTCTATTAGCATTAGTCTTTAGTTTACAAGGGACAATGAATAAATGACCGGTAAAATAGTCTAAAAATGACCAGCAAAATGGTCTAAAAATGACCAGTAAACTACACATTAACTAAGGAATCATATGATAATGCTTAGTATACTATACAAAAATAAGTTATGAAAGGGAAAATTATAATAGTGGGACCAGGAGGATCAGGAAAAGATTTTCTAAGAAAAAAAATGGTCGAAAGAGGATTTGATTATGGTGTATCTTTCACCAGCAGACCTCCAAGAGAAGGGGAGAAAGAGGGAATTGATTATTATTATAGAGATATTAATTTTTTTGAATCTAATAGAGATATATTTTTAGAACTACAGGAATTTAATGATTGGAAATATGGTATTTCTAAAGGAGAGTTTTCAATAAAAAATCTTTTCATTCTAAGTCCAGCAGGA